AGCTTATCAAGTACCCGCAGTTAAAGAATTAGTATTCAAGTACTTAAAAAATAACGAAGCTGAATTGATGAAGATGTTAGATGGAAATCTAAGCAAAGCCCAGATGAAAGCTTTTGAAAAGCTAGACGAACAAGCACAGAAGCACGTAAAGGACTCATTAGTTCGAAATGTATTGATAACAGCATGGGATGAGAAAGACGACGAACTTGCCGCATTAGTTAAGTCTAAAGTCAAATCAGCCCTTGATGAAGGAAAGGGATTATAAGATGGGAGTTTTTAAAGGAAAGGATGAATTTTGTCCTGACTGTACTAGCTCTTCACATAGTTCTTGCAATACATGTATGGTTCAGAAAGGTGAATCAGAAGAAGATATGAGAGCTCGTTTACGCAAGGAAACGGGGAAAGACAATAATGTTAATCCTCACATCCAAGAGTGAACGTAGAGGAATACGAGCAAAGATTACGTCAGAGGGTAGGAGAAAGCGAATATGCTAGGCATAAAGAGCTTGTCCGTCTTCTGGCGCGCAATCTTGCTCTTGAAGATATATTGTGGGAAGAAATTCTTGTATGCATTCGGGATGTTAACGCTCGAACAGAGCTCTTGCGCCAAAGAAATACAATTGTTAAAGACATACATACAGAGTTCAGAGCGCTGAATATAGAAGTACCTACTACTGTAGAAAAGAATACCGAAGCCTTTGCTTCATTCTTAGGAGAATTATCAGATGATAAAGGAACAAAAGAATCTAAAAAGCCTGATGACAGGTAAAGCTGGATTAGATTCACGAAGTTTAGAGAAAATATTCAAACAATGTAGACAAGACAAGGAAAAGATGCGCAAATTGCTTAAAGCTTTTTGTACAACCTATCTTATTGACGGTAAACAACGCCCTTTATTACTCAGACCATTACAAGAAGACATAGTATTAGAATGTCTAATGTTAAGAGATGATGACAAACAAACTAAATTAGCCATCTTAGCTCCACGAGGCAGTGGGAAATCGTTCGCTTTGTCTGTAGCGGTAACTATATATATGTTTTTTAATAGGTTTAGAGATTTAGTATTTATATTGGCTCCTACAGAGGACCAAGCTGCTTTAATCTTTAATTATGTATACAGACACTTTGCAGATAATTCGTTTTTAAATGGCTTGGTAAAGAATTATCGTTTTCATAACAAGCCCAATATAACACTTAAGGGGGGCACAGTAATGCGTAGGGCTCCGTTGGCGCCTAGTAACCAAGGACAAGCTATACGGGGACAACATCCTACATTCTTAGTTGTTGATGAGTCTCCACTCATCGACGATAAATTGTTCATTGATAATGTAGAGCCTGCTATTGTAGCGAACAAAGCACCCTTTATTAATCTAGGTACACCTAAATCAAAAGATAACCACATGTATAGATATTTATATGATGACGGTTATGCTGAGACTTTTAAGAGATTACATTACACATGGAGAGACGCCGTAAAGAAAGGGGAGGCTTACTCAGCTCCCTACACTGAGGAAGAAATGTTAGATAAGATGACTGAATGGGGAGAAGATTCCATCTACTGGAGGACGGAGTATGAATGTGAGTTTGTAGAGTCTGTAGCGAATATATTTAATCCAGAAAAAGTAAAAGGATGTTACGATGATTACGAACTTACTAGACTTGATGGGGATGGAGAGCAGGGAGGAGGCAATATTACTGTCGGTGTTGACATTGGCAAATCTGTTAACTCTACTGTCATTAGTGCATGGTCCCTTGATAAGTCTGATGAAGAAAATATTGCACGGCTTGTATACTTGGAAGAAATTAATGCCAGAACTGGTGGACACGATATTCCATACCAACGTCAACGTATTATGGATGTTACCAACCAGCTTGGGGCTAATCGTCTTATTGTGGACTGTACGGGTATTGGTGGTGCGGTTGAACACGACTTAAGATTAGCATGTATGGATTCTCAAGTTCACTTTGTAGCCTTTGTGTTTACAGGAGGTCCTAAGGGAACTAAGACACAAATGTATAGGGATTTTCAATCATATATACAACAAGGAAGAGTTAAAGTACCTAACCCATACAATTTATCTACAAAAGATGCTAAACTTATACACAAATGGACAAAAGAACATATAGACCTTGAATATACTATGGATGCTGCTAACAAAACCGAAAAGATTTCAGCACCGGGGGGAAAACATGATGATTATTGTGATAGTTCTGCAATGGGTATACATGCTACACTTAGTATGTTACCAATGTCTGGTAACTATGGAAATAGTATAATATCAAGACCTATTAATAGAAGCACAAGAGCCATGGGAAATTATTCACAAGGTCCTCTTTTTGCCACAACTAGGCGCAATCCTTCGTTAAACAAGCATTCTTTAAGGAACATGTAGGACAAACTTTATATACTCTACTTGAGTAATTATTTAAAGCCATGTCGTTTATAGATAATGTTAGACGTAGGTTTGCCTCTATTGGAAGCAACCCTTCGTACAAAGAAGACGACCCTCGCAGTTATGGAGCGGGAGTGATACAAAGATTAAAACTTAGTAGTGGTGCTGGTAGTTTTGCCCAAGGTAAAGACTATGAACCCCACATAGGTAAGAATCGTACATACATGAATGTGTACCTTTCAGACCCTATAATAAGAACTTTAATCGACTTACCCTGCTTATATGCTGTCAAAGATAACTTTGATATCGTCACTGATGATGATGATGTACGCGTAGAGGTCGAAGAAATGTTTAGAGATATCAATATAGAAAATGTTTTATATGGATGGGTCAGAAATGCTAGAATATTTGGAACTGGATATTTAGAATGGACTGGAGACAACTTAGTCTTAAGGTCTAGTCAAAATATGTATGTTAAAAGGAATGAGCACGGACAAATAGAATACTACTATCAAAAAATAGGAGATGACAAAGAAAATATACGTTTTGAAGAAGATGAAATAATAGAACTTAAAAACAACACATTTGATGATTACGCTTACGGCTTGTCAGATATACACCCTATTTTATATTTAGTGGACTTGAAAGATTATGCTGAAAGAGATATCGGAGCAGCATTAAACAAATATGCTTCAAGTAGATTTGATGTGAGTGCTGGATTACCAGATATGCCATATGGACCTGATAAAATAAATGAAATAGTTGATGCTTTTAATAACTTATCCCCGGGTGAAGATATCATCCATGGTAACGACATACAAATAAAAGAACTACAAGGTACACAAAGAGCTTTTGAATATGGTAAATATACAGATGATATATTAGCTAAAATTCATATGGCACTTAAAGTACCAATGACTATGTGGACAGAACCAGAACGAGCAAGGCCTATTTTTGAACCTTACGTTCGTTATTTACAGTCATTGATAGAGGGAGCACTTAATGCCCAGCTTATGCCACAATTAGAAAAGGGAGAAGCTAAGTTTAAGTTTAGGCAAATTAATGTTGAAGATGCATTCACTAAAGCTAAGACCGATATGATATATCTGTCTGAAGGTGTACTATCACCCGGTGAAGTTAGAGAAGAGCGTGGTCTTGACCCTGAAGGAGTTGCAGAATTAGATATGGAAACTTCTGAAGATATCAAGGCATCTCCTATCAAACAAGAACAGAGTGATAAGAATGTAAACATATCTGGTGGAAAGAATCAAGATAAGAAAGAAGAATCCAACAGAGCACAAAACAGGGGTAATAAACCCTCCGCAAACGCAACAGGAGATAGAGCATGACATTTGAAAAATGTATGATGACTACTAAAGCAAATCTAAAGAAAAGGGGTTTTGATAATCCCGAAGAGATTGCAGCCGGCATGTGTAGCATGTGGGCGCAAGAGAACGGCGTTGAGCGGGAATTTGCAGAGGGTAAAGATACCGAACCAGTTCGCAGGTCATTTGCGCTTTCAGTTTCTGAAAGTGAAGATATGACATTTACAAGCGAAGAGGGAATAGACTCTGTTTCATTCCCAGTCATCGCTATAACATCGGGACTTCACGAATATGAAGTCGACGGTGATATGAATAAAGTTTATATAGAAGATGGGATGCTAAAAGATAACTTAGATTCTTTTGCTGACCTTCCGATATATGTAGACCATCAAAGAACAGCTGAGGATTTA